ACAGATACGAAGTCTTTTTGGGAGCGACTCAGTTGAGTGCGCTAGTTTCTGGTACAGGAGAACCGGGCGCACATTGCTTTAAGGCCTGTGATGCTTCAGGTAACATATTGTATGATGATACTAAAGGGATAAAGAAATACTCGATAGAGAATCAACCATTTTATCAGCAACTTCCTGTAGGGATTATGACTAGTTCTAAGGTGGAAGAATTAGAGTTTGCGAGTTCTGAGTTGGAGACAAATTCAGAATTACCTATTTACACAGCAAGTGGAACCAGTAATACACAGAGAGATGCGCTATCATCTGATAGAGCAATAACACTTAGAAGCACAGAGATAACTAAGTTTGTATCAACTAACAATAGAACAGGTAGAGGTTCGCATAACATAATTAATATGTCTGGTAAAACGAAGCTTCATACATATGATAATAATAGAAATTATATGCGTAGCGGCATAAGAAAAGCAGAAAGAACAGTTAATGCCAAGTTTGACAACTGCCCTGCACTAGTCAAATTTGATATGCTTGCTTCTAATTGTCTTGGTAATTGGCAACAAAATAGTATGTTTAATGACAAGCCGGAGTTGTCAACTATCGATGTTAGATATACTCATATGGATGCTAGGCTTAGTGACTCAGTATTCGGGCCGAATACTACTAAGATACGAAGGCTTTACATCGCAGGGGCCACATATGGTATGAGTAGTAATGACTTTTTAGGTATAAATGGCGATAATGGATTTACTGGGAAATCTCTCAAGTCACTAGTTGATCTAGAAAGATTATATATCTATAATATGGATAGAGCGTGTATTAGATTCGTAGATAGTGTAGACGATACAAAGTTCTTAGATCTATCTAGTAATCTGAACCTGAGGGTACTGTACGGTGCTAGTGGAGGAGTGACTGGTAAGCTACCAGATATTACAAATAATACTAAACTATATTACATGAATTTCAAGAACAATAGGTCTAATCTTCATGTAAGATGGGCTCAGCCGGGTGTTAAGCATACTATTGTAAGTTTTTATAATCAGGCAAATCTAAATCACAGTTCTAATAATACCCTACAGATGTGGGCGGATATTGGTTGGACGAATGTGAATCCAGTTACTGGTGAGAGTCAGGGGACAAATGGTAATACAGAACCTGCGATAGGGGACACCTTTATATATCAAGCAGTACCTATCGCAACTACTTCACTCGTACAGGGTAAAAGATATAGAATATACGATGTCGGCACCACTAGTGTAGCCGATTGGAATACTATCACTGGACAAAACAAGTCAAATATTTCAGAGTATGTAGATCATTCTGCGGCTGGCAGTTATGTAAACTACAGCTTTAATGCTCCTGCCGCACCCAGTCTTTCCGGTATAACAGGAACTGGAACAGTCAGACCAGATGGATATGATAAAGTATTGACAGCAGGATTGGATGAGACCTTACCTGCATGGAATAATCCAAGATTGCAATGGTTATATCTTGAAAATAATACCATACCGGGCCAGTTCCCTACATGGAACTTACCTTATCTTTATCGTGTTTGGGCTAACAATAATAAATTCACTGGAAATTTTCCAGACTTCTCGCAGTGTCGAAATTTACGGAATATTAGATTACAAGACAATCAGATTTCAGGATATGTATCAGGCAGTCTAGCACTAAATAAATACTTAAATAGACTTAATCTGAAAAACAATAAACTTCCAGGTGGCGTTGGTACATCACTGATCAATGACTTATATGAGAACTATCTTCTGAGAAAAAGAGGTGGGGTCATTATAAACTTACTCGGTCAAAACGCAGACTCTGGTGATCATTTGACTGAAAGTAGATTGATTAATGATGGAACAACAGGAGATTTATCTACTGAAAACAAACTGGCCGCACTGAGAAATGCTGGTTGGACAATACAGCTAGAAAGCTAGGGAAACGAAATGGCTCAAGGATTTGTTGCAAACTTAAACTTACAGGAGAGTATTACCACTCCGTCTGATAGGGCTATCCTCGATAATCTTGGGGGTATTGATATAACATCTGATATTTTGCTATTTGATGGTAACAGTAAGTTTGCTAGTGTACTCAGAAACAACCAACAGGAAGTGAAACCAACCGAAGTTTTTTTTGGAGACTTTGATACAAGTAAGTCATATAAAATCGTAGAATTGGGATCTGATCACGACTGGGTAGCTTTGGGTGCTACTTCAGCAACGGTGGGACAAGTGTTTACTCCTTCAAGTGACGGATCTTCAGATACAGGTAGTGGTGGTTTCGCAAAAGAAGTTTTCGTTAGATCAGACTTTGAGGGATTTTACGACAACAACAGCAATAACGGATACAGTATACGAGTTGTCGGAGTAAATAAGATAGCATTTTCTACAGATACAGTGTTTGCTATAAGTGCTGTGGGGGAATCGAGTACACTAGACTATCCATACAAATCTTATAATAGTAATGGCGAAGATGTCTTCCAAATAATTAGCGCAAGTGATGTAGCTGATCCTCCTACGATATTGAACATCGATACTATATTGTCTGGTATTGCTGGCGCAGATATAAACAATGTTACGTTTACTAGATCAGATACCATTACAAGCGATAACATCTCTAACATGAAAGTCCAAAAAATATCTACTGATGACGAAGCTGAAGGTGGCGGCAGTATTAGTCTAGGTGAAGAAGGTGGCGGTGATGGCGATGAAGAAACTGAGGGCTTGACTCCTCTAGAAAAGATAGCATTTATAGGCAATATCGTAGCAAAAGTTAAGTATAAAAAATCTAGAGTTCCTGTCAACTTTTTAGATAACAATTTCGATGTCCGATTTAGACTCAATGGTCTAATGCAAATAAATAACGACTCTTCATTGGAGATAGGATATCCGAGAGGCGTAAACACAGCACTAATTCAAGGAACAGAATATAAGATAATAGATAAAGGGGATACTCCAGATAGCTATTTTAATGGAGTCTCTGGCCTTTCACAAGTTTGGAGTAATGACGATACTTTCACAGCAGTAAACGTGGGATCTGGTAGCAGTAATGGGACAGCTAGTATCAAGGCAACAAAGCCGCCTGGTCTTTTCATTTTAAATGCAGGAAATAAGATTCGTGCATTCTCAGGATCAGACAACCCTTGGACAGAAGTAGCAAGTGGATCTACTCCGGCATTTATTACTGGTGGCGCACTTAGAAGTGAGCCCTCTACAAATATTGCTCAAGTGAAAGATCTTGTGCTTAAAGACCTTGCGTCTCCGGCTTCGACAGATGTTAATTTTATAAAAACGAATACAGCTAAGACAGCCACGGCATCTCAAGTAAATACAGGAGATATTACTATAGCCTCATACACTCACAAACTCCCCATCAATGTAAATGGTGAGCAGTTCTATATACTTACTCAAAAACAATAATTGCTATGAGTAAGTATCCGAGTTAATAAGAATCTTGTATGTACTCGATCCGGCACCAGTATCGTTGGGCCCTAGTATATCGACATTTTTGTCTGGAACTCCATCTCCCGCCCAAGTGACAGTTTCTAGATCAACAACTTTACTGTCTGCTAAAAACACTTCCACATCTTCAAATTCTAATCCAGAAACCATTAGATTATCAAAAGTAGCTGTCGTTGCTAGCCCATTAAGTGTACTTGCAAATGGAGGAGCGGTGTTCAAAGGAATAATACAATACTCTCTATTCTTCTGAAGTTCAGCACTAACCGAATTATAGCTAGTATCAGGAACAAGAACTATTGTCGTGCCTGGTGCAATATCAGCATTTAGTACTGTAGATATATTAATGTAGGGATCAGAGGCACCGTCAGCACTGTGACTAGCAATTGTAGTAGAGACCCCACCAACACTATGTTGATCGATCACTGGAGCGGCGGGATCAGAGCCGGCAAAGTAGACGTAATAACCTGTTTGATCTTCGGCTCCATCCAACTCTTTAACATATATTCTAGTACTACCAGAGTCATTTGATCCTGCGGGTGCACCGCCTGGTGGAGTGACAACCTCTAATCCATACACTCCACCACACTCATGCTTGGCGCTAGAGTCTTGTAATCCTTTACTGGAGTAAACCATCATCAGTCCATTTTGTCCGCCTGCCGGGCTTGTCCCGAAATCCTCACTATTGAGCGTAGTTGCTGTTCCATCTCCAGCCGTAACAACAGCACTAGGATGTGGCTCCCATGTGCTTAGAGCAGTAGTAGCGGCAGGGACAAATGTTGTTAGTCTAAAGGGGTAAGTGTGTGCTGTATGATTGCTCGATGCTGTAAGCAAATCATATTCAACCTTATATCCAATATCACCAGATTCTAAATAAGTAGCATACGGTCTATTCATAGAAGATGCATTGGAGGTCACATTTGCCAGTACTTGCTTTTTCTCTAGATTACCACCAATCAGTAAAGGAGAAGACTGATATATTCCCTTTAGGCCCTTATTTTTTACGAACAGTACATCATGTAGAACGTGTTCATTTATACCCAATGTCGTATAGCTTTCATGTACATATATCTGCTTACTCTGAACTTTTTCAAGAACTTGATATGCGTAGTATACGCCATTAGTGTTTCCTCTAGTTACGCTAGTGGAATTAAGGCACACTACAATCCAATCACCAACATCTATATCCGAGAATATAGTAGACTCTACATCTTCGCCTATAATCGAGCCAGAAATATCCTGAATCTGTACTTGTTTTCTGACTATAGATTTGGACGAGTATTCAGTAAAAACGTCTGTCGCAACTTGAGGTGGGCTATATTCTAATGATATAGTATTATTTACGTTTAAATTAGTAGACGTTTTTTGTTGTGTGAAATTTACTCTGTTATCAAAGAAGTACTTGAAAGTATATTGGCCGTCAACATCAGTTGAGCCGTCATCAGGATAAAAATAGTTGAAACTGAGGGTGCCACCTTCGGATGGATCGTACTCATTAAAGTATTTACTGTCAATAGAGTCATTAGCTGGTCTAGGTCTCCAGAAGGCAGTATATCTAACATGACGCCTATTTCCTCTAGCAACTGGAGTTAGTGTAACAGTTCCACTATCTAGTTGTTCTTGATTAACATCAGTGACAAACGTCTGGATAGATCCTGTAGAATCTTCATTACCAACATTACCATCTAGTGTTGCATAATACTCATATTCACTACTCGTAGTATTATACTTTCTATATACTTTAACAACTTGTTGACTAACCTGGTTCAATTCTATAGTCATTCCCTCGCAAACACGAGCATAGTCATGTCTGCTATAGAATTTTATCTCTGTAACGTCACCAGAGTCAGCCCATGTTATAGGATAAGCTGTTTCATACTCGTCTTCGGTAACGGCTTTTAGTGTAGTCCAATTGTTATCATTATTTACATCTTCTTCTATTAAGAAGTATGCAGTGGTTCGAAATCCAACATTAAATCGTCCAGATTGATATCCTTCCCACTGAATACCACCTTCTGAGTCAGGAAAATCTGAGTTTACTTTATAACTGAATCTAAAGTCTCCGTTTGTCCAAAAATCTTCGGGGCCTACGATATCTGTTAATGATGTATCAACCTTTGTGGTGAACAACTGATTCGAGGTTAGAGCATTTGCGTCTGTTGTTCCAGAGTTGCCAGTAGGTAGAGTAACATTTTTACACGCCGCAGAGTTGTGATTTCCATCACCAATAGCATCAGAAACAGTGACCGCACAAGTGAATATGCTGCCTATAGCGTAAGGCACATCAACAGTACCAGCTATCTCGTTCCACCCGTTTTGGTTAATGGTCGCCAGTGCTTCTATTCTATATCTGTTTCCTACAGTTAAATCCTGTGCGCCACCACCCTGGGTGTCGCCTGGATCACAAGCTATAATGCTGCCTATATTGTCAGTAGTATTTGCATTTAATCTATCTGATGGAATGAATGTGGCTGCGGGCCCAGATCCACCTGCTGTCCATAAAGGATTACCCAGAACAGCCCTGTAATTGTTTATGTAGTCTTGGTATGTTACTTTAGGAGAAACGTCAACTAGTGTATTTGATACGTCAGTTGCCTGAAGATTCGTGCCTGCTAATGAATTTAATAGGAATGGTCGACCCGTCTCTGGATCAACACTTTGACCCATACCCGTATTAACAAGATCGATCAATCCACTGATATCCTGAATGCTAAATTGTAACTTATTTCCATTCTCGTCCAACTCGCTCGAAATATCATCGAGTATATTATTTAACGCTTCGACAGGATTCGTAAGATCTGACAAGTTCTTGTCTGCTCTAGCACCAAATTTCAAATACTTTGTTCTTGACATAATTCTTCCAATTAGTTCATATAGGGTTATTCTGTTATTTATAAATAACTGTAGTATCTATTGGAGAAAAAACATGGCAATTAAAGCAAACATAACTATTGATCAGGGCGCAGACTTTACGGCAAACATTGATGTAAAGTCATCTGATGGTCAAGCATATAACCTTACAGGTCACACCGTCAGGGCGCAGATGCGTAAAAACTTTACTACTAGTTCAGTTACCGCACAGTTCATCGCAACTCACAATGACGCAGGTGGTGTAATCACGTTAAAATTACCCAATTCAAATGTTGTTGACGGCGATACAGTAACTCAAGTTGGAACAAATTCTATAGAGGCAGGTAGATATCTTTATGACGTAGAGATTGTGTCAACAGCGACTACTGTAGTAACTCGTGTTGTTCAGGGAACTGTTACTGTGTCAGGCGGGATAACTAAGTAATATGAGTGATGCTGACGAGCAAATCACAGCAACCATTGTCGCTGATGGCAACTTAGGCGTAACTATTTCTTCGCCTTCCGATAACCTAAAAGCTAATATAGACTCTGAGGGTAATCTAGTTGCGAATAGACTTTCTATAGGACCTGATACACAGATAGATAGTTTAAGCAATGTAAATTTTTCACAGCCTGTTGTGGATAATGCATATCTACAATATGATAAAAATCTTAACTCTTGGCACAATTCTACTGAATCAATAGAGCAAACAATTGATAATAGAAAGCCTGAAGTGTATGAGTTTACAAGACATTTTGGATATAGTACGGCCACTGCCGGCAATAGTGTAAATTTTGGTGCAGGGTATCCAGTGCCAACTGGTAATGTTTTTCAGGGCGCAAGTTTTGGCTTTTTTATCCCTAAGCCAAAAGGCGGATACGCAAAAAGGCAGAAATTAAAAATAACTGTTGATTACAGCTATTCTGCATACGAAACCACAAACGTCTACGGTAGTCCATACATAGAATTTGAAGAGTTGGTACAATACAATCAAACTTCGACTTTACCACTGTCGTTCGAGATTGTGGACATACAGCCTTCTGAGCAGTTCGGACCGTTCACCGGCGCTAGGGATTTCTATGTCAGAGGAAATCATATAGATAAATTGAACACTATAACTGGTAGAGTTTCCTTAACATCTAACTCCGGCTCGAATATAAATTCTGTCACTGGACTAAGATTTTTGGGCGACAGTGTTTTCGGCACCCTTCAGTCTACAGAAGGATTCACAATTATAACAGCAACAGACAATAATCAATTATTGTCGGTGGGAGACACATTATACTATAGTAACACTAATTTTATCGATGGCAATTTCGTAAGCTTCATTGCTCCTCTTCATAAAAAGTATCGCAAGACTTTTCATCCTGCAAACACCAGTCCGGTGACAACTAATTTGGTGATTAGTGAGGCGGGATCTATTCAGCATGAGCATGAAATCATATTGCCGGCTACTCAGCAAAGTAGAAATGTTGTTTGGAGATGTGGCGTTACTTCCAACAGTGTTGGGAATGCCTCGAATATATATCTACATAGAATTCATATAGTAGCGGAGAACTTATAATGACTGTTCGATATAGATATAAATCAATTCTTAAAGATGGTGATGTCGAGGTCTTCGATAGGCGTGGCGATACAGGCGACTTAAATAGCAGACTGAATATCATAAGCACCGTTTTGAATAATACGGGTGCTAGTTGGCTACAGTATGGGGATGCTTGGCTTGAGAGTGATAGTACTGTTCACCAACAAGAAGTAATCGAGATGCGTGAAACATATTATGATGATAATGGTAATATTGTGGGTACCTATCTAGACGAGTATTTCCTCTCTATAGACGTAAAACGTACAGTAAAACAATTTTATGATCCAGATAATCCATTCAACTTGAGTGTGGCAGACAGAGTATAAATAGATAATATACCAACAAATTTTAGGATATAGACATGGCACAGCCAACAAGCAAAACACAATTCAAAGAATTTTGCCTCAGAAAATTAGGTAAACCTGTTATCGAGATCAATGTCGATGATGATCAAGTCGATGATCGTATCGATGAGGCTCTGTCATATTATCAAGATTATCATTTCGATGGTGTTGAAAAGACTTATGTTAAGTATGAAGTGGTAAACTCTAGTATCACAGTTTCGCCCGTATGGACTTTAGATGGAGATAATCCAGACTTTAAAGTTGGTGATGTGATAAGACAAGTATCAAGTGCTTTGTCAGGAGAAGAAGCAGGCACAGCAACTGCAACCGTTGTTGCAATTGATGCAGCCAATAAAAAACTTTTCTATAAAAAGCCCACAACTGGAACATTCAGTGAGAGTGGATTTGTGGTCAGCGACACATTTACGGCCAAAAACGCAGTAGACCCCAATTATCCTGCCGCATCTATCGTAGCAAGGACTCAAGGCACATTCGAACTAGAGTATATTCCTGTACCAGAAAATATCATTGGCGCAGTAAATGTCTTTACTCCTAACTCTACGACTTCAATTGGATCAGGCATCTTTAATGCTAAGTATCACTTTGTTCTTCAGAATCTGCACAATATAGTTAACTCCGAGTTACTTAACTTTCAGATGGCAATGTCTCATTTACAACTTATGGAAGAACTGTTGGTTGGTAAAGTTCCTATGCGATACAATCGACATCAAGATCGAATCATGTTAGATATGGATTGGAGCACATTATCTGTAGGAGAATATATCGTAATAGAAGCGTATTCAGTTGTAGATCCTAATACATTCACAGATGTGTGGAAAGATCGTTTCTTACAAAACTATGCAACAGCAAAAATTAAATATCAATGGGGTTCAAATCTCACTAAGTTCAATGGCATGACATTGCCCGGTGGTGTTCAGTTCAATGGAGAACAAATTTTAAGCGATGCACGAGAAGAGATTCAAAGACTTGAAGAAGAAATGGCTTCAAGTTATTCTCTACCGTCTGTCGATATGATAGGATAAAAACGTGGCTAAGAATTATTATTTTGAGAACTTTGAAAACTCGATGGAGCAGACGCTCATCGAGGATCTGGTTATTGAGTCGATAAAAATCTACGGAATGGATGTTTGGTATATACCAAGAACTCTCGTGGCTAAAGACGACATCCTCAACGAAGACGATCTCTCGACATTCAGTGAAGCGCACATGGCAGAAATGTACGTTAAGAGTGTTGACGGATTTGAAGGCGAAGGAGACTTCTTGTCTAAGTTTGGTCTTGAGATTCGAGACTCAATCACTATGACAATCGCAAGAAGAACATACGAGTCTGAAGTAGGAGCATATCGTACATCAAATACTAGACCTATGGAAGGCGATCTAATCTATCTTCCACTCAATAATAAAGCATTTGAGATTCAACACGTTGAGCATGAGTCTATCTTCTATCAGATGGGGTCACTCCAGATGTACGATCTTCGTGCAGAACTATTCGAATATAGTGGCGAAAGATTTAGAACTGGTCAAAAATTCATCGATGAGTTGTATAAAAACTTCGACACGTTTGTACCAACATACGAAGTGCAAATTCTTGACGGATATCAGTTCATCATTAGAGACAACTCTTCGTCTGATACAACGTATACTGCTCAAGCATTAGAACTTAAAAAGGGTATAGAGTACACATTCGACCAAAGTCATATCTCTAATCGACATCTTTATAGTTCTGCTAGACTATCTTTCTACAATAATGGAACAACAACTGAAGCAGAGGATGTTGTAACATATAGCGATAAAGATGGTGATGGTGGATATCAAGGAAATGGCGATCAAGTGTATTATCCAGGCTATGCTGGCTCTTGTGTTAAATTTACACCCCAGACTTCGGGTACATATCAATATAAGTCGTTAAATGGTGAAGACGGCCAGACCAATAATAAGATGTTCTATACTAACGACATAAATGCAGGTCTAGATCAGGGAATATGGGAAAAGACTAATGTAAATGTTACCGCAACAGGTGTGGCAAGTCCTAGAGGAACTTTAGATGCTACAACAGTAACATTCTTAGGGAATAATGCACCTGTTTTGACTCGTATATTGCAATCTATGGCTTCTTCCCCGAATCCAGATGGTGTGATAATGAGTATATATGTTAAGAACGCTGATGCTGGTCTTAAACTGCAAGCATTTGCAGGAGGTGACGACCAGTTAATTGTCGAAGAAATCGATATTCCTTCAAGTACGGAGTGGCAGAGAATCGCTGTATTCGCAAACACAAAAGACATCGGTAATGGTCAAACTAGTAACCATTTCTTTTATGGTCAACCTGTGTTTAGAATCAGTAGTATTGATAACGATGTTGATCGTAGTGTTACTATATGGGGTGCGATGACTGAGTTCAATGCTTATGCTCGATCAGCAATAGGACCATATCAACAAGTTGTCGCAAGCTTTGATCCTTCTGGTGTAGCAGTAACTGGTAAGGATACGATTGTAATCGATGAACAGGTCGACACACTCGCAGATAATCAAGCGTTTGAAGACTTTGGTAAAAGCACTCTTGGATCAGATAACTTTATTGATTTTAGTAACTCAAATCCGTTTGGCGAGGATTCATTCTAATGTTTGGTAATCACTTTTATCACGAAACCACAAGACGATATGTAGCAGTGTTCGGTACGCTATTTAACGACATTGAGATCACTAGAAAGAATAATGCTGGCACTTCAATACAGAAGATGAAGGTGCCTATTAACTATGCTCCTATGCAGAAGCTTTTAGCTAAACTAGAGCAAGACCCTAACTTAAATTCTCCTAATGCGATAACACTGCCTAGAATGTCTTTCGAGATCACAGGCATGACTTATAGTGCTGAAAGAAAGTTGACTAGTTTGACGAAACAAGTAAAGGGATCACCACTCTCAGATGGTGGCGTGAACACAATGTTTACTCCTGCGCCATATGATATCGAGTTTCAGTTAAACATAATGACAAAGTACAATGAAGATGGAATGAAGATTATTGAGCAGATACTGCCTTTTTTCAAGCCAGATTGTACTGTTGGAGTTCAGATGGTAGAAGGTATGGGATACGTTGATATTCCTGTAGTCTTGAATAGCGTATCTCAAGAAGACAGTTATGAAGCAGACTTTCAAACTAGAAGAGCATTAATCTGGACACTAAACTTTACGATGAAAGGATACTTCTTCTCACCAACTGTAGCCAAGAAGCAGATTAAGTTCTCTAATGTAAATATGTTTCCATCACTCGTAGATAATACTGGTGGAACACATATTGAAGCAACTCCTACTGTTCCTGTAGCAATAAGTCAGATTACGGCAGGAGTACAATATCAAATATATGACATGGGTACGGTGGGTGGCCTATATTTAGACAATATCAATCTACCCGCAGTTCAAGCGGCTTGGAATTTATTTGTGTCGGGTGACGCAACAACAGGTGTCACATATAAAGTCGGTGATACATTCACAGCACCCGCAAATCCGAATACTAATCCACCCGCTGGCGCATTCGCAACACTACCATATAGTCAAATAGACGAAGAAGATAACTGGAAAGCCATGACAATAATCTCAGATGGAGATGGAACAATATAATATGAATGATGAAATAGGTAAAAGTCTAGGACTTGAGCCTCTGGATGATGTAGTCGAAGGGAAGGTAATTGAGAGAACAGAAGTTCCCACTGACGACAAAATGAACAAAGATTATGAGTACGCTAGAAGTAACTTCTATAATGTAATCGAATCTGGAACAGAGGCGTTAGAGCAAATGCTCGATGTAGCAAAAGCATCAGAGCATCCGAGAGCATATGAAGTCGTATCGACTAT